CCAAGACCGTCACCAATGCCGCCCTGGCCTCGAACGTCGTCACCCTGACCTTTGCGGCAGCCCATGGCATCACGGTGGGTAAGCGCATTGCCGTCAAGGATTTGCCCTCGCCCTTCACCAGTCTCAACGGGTCGTATGTGGTGGCCTCAGTGACCACTTCCAGCCCGTTCACCCTGACCTATGCCCTGACCGCCAGCAACATCACCTCAGCCGCTGTGGCTGCCGGTTCCGTTGCCCCTGCCCTGCTGCTTGATGGCACCGATGCACCGTTCCGCCTGCTGGGGCTGAGCAACATCCAGCCCAACAACAGCACCAGCAAGGAAAGCGTCGTCATATATGACGATGAGGCAGGCAGCTACGACACCCCAATCGCCACCCGCCGTTCCAAGGACTGGAGCCTGGAAGGCGCCATGAACTACTCCGACACTGCCTGGCGTGCCATGCGGTTTTGCGAGGAGTACAACGTGGTTGAAAAGCTGATGGTGAAGTATGCGGTGATCGGCCCCAACAACGGCAAGCAGGTTGAGTACGGCTTCGGGTTCTTTGAGAGCTACCAGCCGGATCAATCTGCCGGTGGGGTGATCAAGTACAAGGTGAGCCTGTCCGGTTACGGCAAGGTTGGCCTAGATCTGCTCTGATTGGCAACCATCCGGAAATTCCGGATAGTTGGCCTGCCGGCCCCGGTTTTGCCGGGGCTTTTTTGTGGCCATCCTCTTGCTCTCTCCGGGAAAGCTGAGGCATGGCGCTACCCACGACCGCACAGGAGCTGTACGACCTGCTGGTGGGCGATGCCGTGGTCTCAGCGGGCCTGGGCACCTACACCCCAAGGGGCGGCGCTGCCCTTCCTGCCATCGCAGTGATCAGGCGCAACGAGGCCCTGCCTGAGGGTGTGGCCGTTGCGGGCCTGGAGGTGGTGATCCTCGCCAACCCTGACTACGCCACCCAGGCGCTGCTCACCGGCGAGACGGGGCTCAACCCGCAGTTCAGGGTCTACATCAGCGAGTGGTCGCCCGCTGGTGGCATGACGGCCCTGCAAGCGCTCACCCAGCGGATCATCGCCCTGCTGCCTGGCTGCCGTGCGGTGCCGATCGGTGGCGATCCCCAGGGCCAGGGGCTTGGGGTGCTCGATCAGTACGCCCTGAGCTGGACCAACCCCACCCAGTACGTCGTGACACCGGAGAGCTGACATGGCAGGGAATGAATGGGTCATCAAGGTCACAGCCGACGTGAAGGGTGTGCTCGATGCCTCGCGGCAGATCGGGCAGCAGGGCAAGCAGGCAGGGGAGCAGTTCAAGCAGGGTTTTAGCGGCAGCGATCAGACGATCAGCGGGCTGCGTGGTCGGTTGAATGAGTTGAACCAAGCGGTTGAGAAAGCAACCATTGGTTCACGGGAGTTCAAGCAGGCACAACGGGATATTGCCTCCACGCAACGGCAGGTGGACCAGGCACTCGGCAGGACAAGCGCAGCGGTCGGTGTCTTGAGCAATGCCTTGACGGCACTGGGCTTTGTAGGTGTTACCTACTCGGTGGTCGGGTTCCTGAAAAGCTCGATTGACAAGGCTGTGGAGATGGAAAACATCAGCCGCAAGCTCACCGTCACCCTCGGTGCCCAAGGGACTGCCGGTGCATTGGCCTTTGCACGTGATACCGCCGACAAGCTAGGTCTGTCCTACATAGATCTTGCCAGCAGCTTTGGCAGCTTCACCGCAGCAGCAACAGCGGCAAAAATCCCCCTGCAGGTGCAGAAAGACCTTTTTGCAGCAGTGGCCAAGGCTGGCATGGTGCTAGGGCTTTCTAATGATGAGGTCAAGGGCAGCCTCCTGGCGCTGCAGCAGATGGCCTCCAAAGGGGTTGTTTCAATGGAAGAGCTGCGGCAACAGTTGGGCGAACGGTTGCCCATTGCCCTTTCCGCTGCAGCGATCGGCCTTGGAAAAAGCCAGGCGCAACTGATCAAGCTGGTGGAGTCAGGGAAACTGACGGCTTCCGAGTTCTTTCCGGCACTGACAAAAGGCTTGGATGAGTTAACGGCAAATATAGGCGGCGTGGAAACCGCAGCGCAGAGTTTTGGTAAGCTTCAAACAGCATGGGTTGATTTGCAAACCAGCTTTGGCACCAGCATCCTGCCAGATGTCGTTAATGGTGTAAAAGCACTTGCTGCCGTTTTGGATGGATTTAAGGCAGATCAAGCAGGACTGGACCTAAGCGGTCTTGGAATTGCGGGACAGGATGCCATTCAATTGGCTGCCGAATTAAAAGGTATTCAGGCGACATACGGACTGACCAATGTTCAGGCTAAAAATCTGCTAAGTAACGCGATTGCAAATACAGGTGCAACCCGCGATTGGTTTGGAGTGCTGAAGCAGGATGGCGGGACTTACGGAAAGATCCAAACAGGAATAATTGATGAGGCTAAAAAATGGAGGATGGTAAACAAAGACATAATTGGAGATACGGCCAGGCAGGCAGCAGCAGAGCAGGAGCTGCTAGAGAAGGCAAAGAATCTAAACATTGAAAAGACTAAACAATTAGCCAATCAAACAAGCCTAGCTGAAGCAGTAGGAAGAAACTTGCAGGCTGAGATTGCTAATCGCGTTACTGTTCAGCAATCTGCTATCAACCTTGGCCAGTCGCTGATCAGCCTGGAAGAATCACGTTTCAGTATTGTTAAGAGCTTCAACAGTTATCAACTACAGGAAGCACAAAAACGCGGGGCCAGCCAGCGTGAAATACTTGATCTTGAGCGTGTTGGTAGAGGGATTGAACTAGCGGCATTAAATAATAAATACAACGCACTTGTGCAGCAGCAGGCATTGCAACGAAATCTGTTGTCACTACAGCAGCAACAGGCAACACTAGAGGCTGATCTTGCGGCTAAAAAGGCAAGAGCAGAAATAGACAAAGCAATGATAAACCTATCTACAGCTAAACTTTCAAATGATCAGCAAGCCATAGCAACGGCTCAAAATGCGCTGGATATTGCCAATATTGACCTAGAGGTAGCCAACTCCAAAAGGGACATCCTTGCTCAGATCCAGCCGCTTGAACGGCAAAGCGCCGACGCAGCCAACGAAACTGCCGAGAACAACATCAAGGCGGAAGCTGCCGCCAAGGGACTGGCCCTGGCCTCTGATGGCACCTTCAAGGCCGTCAAGGGCCTTGGCAACGAGTTCAAGAGCATCGGTGACTCCCTGAAGGTTCCCTTGGATCAGCAGACCGCCTTTGCCAACTTGGCCAAGGATGTGGGCCTCCAGGTGAAAAGCACCGGTGATGGATACGTCGAGATTGGTCAGGCACTAAGCCAGAACAGCGCCCCCGCTGCCAATGACATCAAGAACAGCATGAAGCTGTCGGAAACTTCCACACGCTTGGCCAAGAACCAAGCTGCAGGGCTTGCCGACAACATGAAGAACGCCGCCGATGAGGCAGGCAACTTCTACAGCGCCCTCGCCCGCGCATCCGGCCTCCCCGAGGCCCGCTTCACCGGTGGCCCGGTCGCCGCCGGCCAGACCTATCGCGTCAACGACGGCCCCAGTGGGATGAGCCTGGGGCAGGAGGCCTTCCTGTCGGCATCCGGCGCCCTGTCCCTGATCAACCGGCCCATGAACAGCCTCTGGACCGCCCCATCACGAGGCACCGTGATCCCGGCGAGCATGACCAGTCGCCTCAAGGGTGCGGGTGTCCTTGGTGGTGGCGCTGGTGTGCTGCGTGGTCCCGATCCGGCGATGGCGCATCTGAGCCTGGCAGTTGGAAACCTGAGTCAGGAAGTAGCCGAGCTGAGGCGCAAAGCGTGGAATGTGTCGGTCGGTGTTCGAGGCGATGGATCCGGCCTGAAGCTGGCGCAGACCATGGCGCGGATGCGTTGAGGGTGCCCTGATGGCCCTCCAGCTCAGCTATGGCGGTTCGACCCTGACGCTGCGATACCTGCAGGCGCAACCGATCGGTTATGCCGAAGCTGAGACGGAGCAGGGTCTGGTGGCGCGGCGGTTCACCGTGGCGGGCCTCTGCACTCCAGCTCAGTGGGTGACGTGCTGCAGCCTGTTTGATGCCTGGCAGGCGGCCAAGATTCAGGAGGCTCCAACCCTGGCCAGTCGTGCCGTGGGGGCCACTGTGGCGCTGACCTGTGCCGCCCATGGCCGGAGCGTCACCAGCCTGGCGTGCTGGTTCACCGGAGCGCCAGCGGGCGAAACGGTCGAGGGTGGCGTGTGGGTGAAGGTGTCATTTTCCCTGATCGATGCAACCCAGCAGCTTGCGGTGCTGCTACGGCAGAACGAGAAGGGCCGCCTAGGCGGTGATGCGTTCACCCCCTCTTACGGAACCATCACCCTGGGAGCAACCACTCTGGCCCTGCTGGAGCAGCCGGAGGGCTACGAAGACGGTCCGAGTCTGGAGCCCACATCCACTGGCGGCTTCGTGGCCCGTGGGCCCCTGGTGGTGAGCGAGGTGCGCAACGTCAAGGGCGTCACCGATGCCAGCGGCTGGACAGCAGTTCAGTCCTGGTTCAAGAGCACCATCGCGGCCCGCCCCGGTGCATCGGACTTCTGGCCGGTGGGTGAGCTGGGCCTGGAGCGAGACAAGATCGTGTCGAGCGGGGCGGTGGTCGAGCGGTACATCGTCAGCGTGAAGCTCAAGCGGAGGGCCTCCTAGTGCCAGCCGGTGTGATTGATGTCCGTGCCCAGGTGTTCTGCGACCTGGGGCCCGTGATCAGCGGCCAGCTTTCGGATGATCCGGTGGCGCCAGGGGTGGGCTTGCTGCGCACGCAGGGTGAGGTGGTGATCAATGGCCTCATCCAGCCCGCCCGTGGCACCGAGATCAAGCTGGGGGTGCGGTTGCCTGATGGGAAGCTGACGCGACTGCCACGGCGCCTGCGGGTGATCAAGGCCGACAGCGACCCGATCAACAACCAGACCACCTTGACGGTCGGATGTTTGCTGACCTTGAAGTGGGACTTCGTGCAGCCAGCGGTTTTTGCCGCCGTCAACGATCCGCCGTGGTCGAATGTGGACACGGCAGCAGGTTCTTCACCGATTGTTTCATTTTTGAGCGGCGTGCTGGCCTTGTGCCTGAATAGCTGCTCGATCACTCAAGCAGCTAGTAACCCGACCATCAATGGAGTTAAGGCCGTTGACAAGATTGACGTATCCAACGGATACCTGAACATTGCCAGCACGATTATTGCTGAAGCTGGCATGTACGGCTTCATTGATGCTGATGAAAAGTTACGGCTGCGTCAACTGCTTGCGCCTACGACCAAGGGCCCGCTGCTGACGGTCAACGACACGATCACCAACGAGACCATTGGGAACCCAACACCACCGGAGCGGATCACAATCAGCTTCGGTCAGGCGGTGCTGCCTACTGTTGAAGGCAATCGAAACTACAAGCCCAAAACACCTAGCAAGAAACCATATAACTGGAATGATAACGGCACCAGTAATAATACAGACAACAATAGCCTATTGCAAGGATGGACCCTCCAACAAACAATCAGCCCTGCTGAAACGTTTGTCGTTGAGTACCGCATGAATGTCAACGGGGTTTATCAGACAAAATCAGATCAGGTGAAATTTGCTTCCATCTCAGAGGTGCTAACTCAATACCAAACATTAACCTATACCGATAAAGACGGCAAAGAACAAAGCCAAGATGTAGTGGCAACCACCGTTTCGACCACCTCGACATGCGTTGGAGCAGCCAACCCGACCCGATGGAAGTCCAAGCTGGAAGCAGGCAGCCCCGCCTACCCCGGCGTGGAGCTGATCAAACGTACGGAGAGCTTTAATAAATATCTCATCACCGAGAATGGCCCCATTGAAGTGGAAGTTAGCACATATGAATACGAACCAAGGATTGCCTTTGCTGGTGGTTTGGCAATCGAGAATTACAAGAACATCGACCTTGGCACTGGCATTGTATTAGTGCGTAAGACCATTGTTGAAAAACAACAGAACAAGGAAGCGGATCTAACCTTGCAGTTCACCACTGTATATCAAGCCTGGGGCGCAACTGCTGGAGGCAAAACGGCTGCGTCCGTGATTATGAATGGCCTGAAAAGAGCGGAGGATGCAACCCGAATCAGCGGAACTTATGCGCTGGTTGATCGCATGACTGCGCTGATTTGCAACGGCACCGAAAAGGTGGTCAACATCGGGCGCGGGACAGCTCCTGCCTTGCCGAGCAAGCTGCGGCAGCAGAACGACAGACTTAACAACATACAGAACGATCTTAATGTTAACGGGGGCTGGGACATAATAAATTCAAAAGACAGCGAAAGTAAAGGTGAGAAGTCTCAAAGTCAAATCATCACGTTGCTTTACGGTTCGGACTGGACCTTGAAAACAGAAAAATACGAAATGCAGTATTGCCCAGATAGTTACATATCGACAGCGGTTGATTCTGGTGACAACGGTACAGGCCTCAAATACTTCCATGTACCTAGCAGAAGCTTTGCCTACTTCTACGGCAAAGTGATCTACTTCATCCTCTCAGGGATGGCCCACGGTAAGTCGATCACCACCGAGTTGCGCAACCTGCCCAGTGAGCCTATGGGCACCATCTACCTGGAGACGGCAGGCACCGTGGGCCGGTTCCGCGCCAACGGCACCACCTTCGCCTGGGACGCCCAGGGCCTGATCGCTGGCTGTGATGCCATGCTCGATGGCGGGGCGGGCAAGCTCACTGGCGCCAGCGGTGTTGATTGGTTCCCGCTGCAGGTGCCATCAGCCAACCTGGCAACGATCACGCCAACGGTCAACGCCAGCCCCGCTCTGGCCAACACGATCACAACGCCGAACGGGTTTGACCCGGCAGCACCAGGAGGCATCTGGAGCAGCCTCGGAACAGCAGGGGTAACCAGCGATGTTTACGCGGCAGAGCTGACGGTGGCCAGCGTGGTCGATGCGGTGCCCGAGACGGTGAAGCGGGAAAGCGTGAGCCGCTCCCTGACCTGGCTGCTATCGGTGCCCTATGACGCAACGCCGGTCACCGTGTCGCTGGTGAGCGTGGCGGTTTCCTACGGCACCTTCACGAGCTTCACGGCCACCACAGTGCCTGGGGCCTCCTGGGTGACCTCCGTGACCTTGTTCGTTCCTGGCGTCAGGACAGACGGCAAGGGTTACAACGGCGGTGTGGCCTGGGTCACGCCTGCCACCACGTTCACGCCAGGCGGCATCACCAACAGCCCCAACAACGGCGTGGCCTTGGTGACGCCATCCACCACGTTCATGCCGGGGCAGCGGTTCAACGGTGTGGGCATGAACCTTGGCGTGGCCTGGGTCACAAGCTCTACCACCTTCACGCCAGGCGCTACAGGGGATCCTTACTTCTCCAATGTTGCCCTACTGCTGCACATGGATGGCAGCAACGACAGCACAACAATCCTGGACAGCAGTTCCAATGCACGAACGACAAGTTCCGTGTCGGGTGCGTTGAGCACTGCAAACAAGAAGTTTGGAACGGCATCGTTCACGGGAGGAGATGCAAACTGGACAGGCGCTTACACATCTCCGATCAATTCTGCCTACACCATTGAGGCGTGGTTATATCGCTCCAGTGCAAGCAATGCAGACTCTTACATCTTCAGGTTCGGTGATGAAACGGCGGGACGAGTTTACATTTATTACAGGTCTAACAACAAACTTGAGTACGAGCAGTTTGGTATTGGCGTAAGGTTCCTGTCCTCGTCTGCAGTTCCCCTTGATGCCTGGTTCCACCTTGCGATTGTACGCACATCTGGAGCTAATACCCTAATCTTTATCAATGGCGTTCAAATTGGCTCGATTGGTAATGAAGCCTTTGGCAACAACAATAAATTTACAGTCTTTGCTCCTGATTCCAATCATTACATAGATGAGGTTCGTTTAACCTCTTACGCTCGTTACACCGCTGACTTCACACCGCCTGGCGGGCCATTCCCTAACAGCTAAAGCCTGGGAAAGCTGAGAGGTAATGGCAGGTAATTATGGCCTCGGTCGTCTTTGACAGCTTCATCGCTGACGTATTTGCGGGCAACTGCAACACCACGCACAGTTACAAGGCGATGCTGGTGACCTCCGCCTACACCGAAGACCGAGGCGCTCACAGCAAGCGATCCTCAATCACCAATGAAGTCACCGGGACGGGTTACACCGCAGGCGGAGCGACCGTCACCCTCACTGCAGCGGTGAACACCACAACCCACAAGCTCACCCTCACGATTGGCACAGCAACCTGGGCGACTAGCACCATCACCGCCAGGAAGCTGGTGATTTACAGGGCCCGAGGCGGGTCGTCGTCGGTGGATGAACTGGTCGCCTGCGTGGACAATGGCGCCGATCTGGTCAGCAGCGCCAGCACGATGACCTGGAACGCCAGCACCTGGGAGATCCCGCTGCCTGCACCGGCCTAAAGCCACGGCGGAAAGCTCGGATAAGCAGGGACACCCATGGACGTTTTGATCTCGCCTGATGCGCTGGGGAAACAGGCGCAGCTCGCCTATGAGGGCAAGGCCTACCGGATGTTCCTGGCCTACCGCAACGGCACGGAACTGACCCAGGCCAGCCTGATGAGCGCCTGGAATGCGGTGAAGCTCACGGCGGGCAATGGCTATGCCGAGCTGACCGGCACGATCGGGGCCGGTGCTTGGAACAGCGGCAACGCAAGGTACGAGCTACCGGCGTTCACCATGGGGCTGACTGCCACTGGGGCCGGTTTCACGTTTGATGCCATCATCCTCCAGGTGGACAGCAGAACCTATCCCGATCGGGTGGTGCTGCTGCC